AGGAGATTATGCTGATGTTTATTATATCATGCCTCAAAGTTATTCATACGGTGCTTTATATTATTTTGAGGTTGTTGGACTTAGAAATCAAGAATATATGGTTGGTTCGTATGATGATGCCTATGATGCTGCTGTAAAAGATCAAGAACAATTGTTAGATGATACTGGGCTTGAAAATTTACCAAGTTGGTTAATTGAAGATAATATTGATAAGGATGATATACGAGATGAAATGAGAGAATTTTATGAAGATGACATTCGTAATAATCCTGACATATATTTCGATGAAGATGATTTTGAATTAACTGATGAAGAAGAAGAAAGAAAAGAACAACTTGAGAATTATATCAATGAAATGGAAGATTTGAAATCTGAAAAAGAAGACCAAAGAGATGAATACGAACATAACTCTGATGAATACAATGAATTAGATGAACAAATACAAGAAATAGAATCAAATATTGAAACAGCTCAAGAAGAATTAGATAGTATAGAACCAGATACAGAACCAACTGATGATATGATTGACGAAAAAGTCGATTACTATATAAGAAACACTGATGAAATAGATTGGTTGAAGGAAATGGGTTATGAATTAAGTAGTTATGTCAATATGACAGATGTAGCAAAGGATATAGTTGAAAGTGACGGTATAGGTGTTTTGGCTAGATACGATGGACGATATGAATATGAAACAGTTAAAACTGCTGATGGAAAATCACATGAATTCGTTGTCATGAGAACAAATTAATTTATTTTAATCAAAACTTTAATTATATTTGATATTATGAAAAAATTAAAGTTTTTAATGGATACTGATTGGTTATTCCAAGGTGTTATGGATACGGAACAAAAACAATATGTTCTGTTGGGTTACTTTCAGAAATTAAATATTCATTTAGAAGAAATGAAAGTTTATCCAATGTTCACGGAAATAACCCTTCACTTAGCCAATGTTCGAAATATAATCAAAACAGGAAAGGTATTGTACATTGATAAATCATTAAAGAACATTGATGACGAGATTGTTTATACTGATATAAGGACAAAGGATATCCCAAGATTAAGTGAAACTGAAAGGACTGAACTTAACAATATTTTAAAATATAGTGATGCAAAACTTCAGGATTATTTCAATATTATCAAATCAATATGGACAGTAGTTTACGATTCCATTGAAGTTGTATCGATTTTGAATGAAGACAATTTAACATCTAAGAAGGGTTATGTCTATACCAAATCTAATAAAAATATTAAGATTTGGGAGTATAATATTCGAAAATATAAGGACACTAAGAAGACAACGTTTACTGAAAAACCTGATTCGGATTTATTTACCCACCTCATATCAACAAACAATGAGTTACCAACATTTCATATACATTGTGAAAAAGAAGTCCCATTCGAAGAAACGTTATTACCCCTAATGAAAAGGAAAGTTTTATCATATATTTTTCAGTCAAAAAACTTAACAATAAGGTAATATTAAAAAATGGTTTTATTGGTTACGTTATGTTAATTATTAACAGTTAATAAACCAAAAAAACAATTTTATGAAAAAACTTTTTATTTTATTTTTTGTCCTTTTATCGATTCTACAATCGTGTAAACAAAAGGATGCTTGTATGGATGTGGTATGTCCAAACGGACAAGTTTGTGTTGATGGAACTTGTCAAGGAATAACAACAAATGTTATTGTAACAACAAACATCACAACAAACACAACTTGGACATCAGACAATGTTTATGAATTGGCGGGCAGAATTACTGTAACCAGTGGCGTTTACCTTACAATTGAGCCGGGAACAATTATCAAAGGACAAGCTGGTACTGGTGCCAATGCAACCGCATTACTGGTTGCCAGAGGTGGTAAAATCATTGCCGAAGGAACATCACAATTACCAATCATCTTCACATCAGTTGCTGATGAAATATCACCAGAACAAGTTAAACAAGGAAACTTCACATCACCAAACTTGGATCCAACATCACAAGGATTATGGGGTGGTGTTATTATATTGGGTTACGCCCCAATCTCAGCATCTGCAAATGAAATCCAAATTGAAGGAATCCCAACAACAGATGAGAATGGTTTATACGGTGGAACTAACCCAACGGACAATTCAGGTGTATTGAAATATGTATCAATCCGTCATGGTGGAGCAAATATCGGAAATGGAAATGAAATCAATGGTTTAACATTGGGTGGTGTTGGAAACGGAACAATCATTGAGAACATCGAAATTGTTGGAAATCAAGACGATGGCGTTGAGTTCTTTGGTGGAACTGTTAATGTTAATAACTTGATTGTTTGGTTCTCAGGTGATGATGCTATTGATACTGATCAATCTTGGGGTGGAACATTAAATAACTTTATTGTAATATGTGGAAATGCAACAGATCACGCATTGGAAATTGACGGTCCTGAAGGAACATATCTCGCATCACATACAATCAGAAATGGAACAATTAAAGGAAGTCCTGAAGCTGAATTGGGTGATTTTAGATCTTGTCCGAGAGGAGCGTTTGAAAACATATTCTTCTTTGATTTTCCAGACCCATCAATCAATGGAAGAGGTGATTTATCTATCACCAACCCAACAAATTCTACTTGTTCAATTGATAATTTATTGAATGGGGTTTTGACTTTTTCAAACTTACAAGTTATACTTAATACGAATGTAACATTGAGTAGTGTGTTTAGAAATGGAACTGATGCTTATGTGGTTGATGTGACAAATAGAACGGTGGGAGCAAACAAATCAACATTCAATTGGACTTGGGCAGAACAAACAAATCAATTATCTGGTTTATAAGAAATTAAATTCCAAATATGAAAGGTTCTGACTTAAGTTAGAACCTTTTTTTATTGTTAAAATCAAAATAATAATATGGAATCATTAAAAATCAGAATCACATTAACCAACACAAAAGGTTGGAAGGAAACCAAAGATGTGTCATTATCCGTTTATCAATCCCAAAAAGAAAATGGAGTCAATCCTTTGGATAACATAGTTGAACAACTTGTCCAAGATTATGAAAAAACGGGAAAAAATATGAATAAATCTAAAAAAGAAGACATCAAATGGAGACCGTAACTAAAACTTGGGAAAAGAAAGAAAATGTAAATCACCCCGATCATTATGGTGGCGCCTCGAATGTTTATGAAGCAATAAAAGTTATTGATGCTTGGGAACTTGGATTTGCTTTAGGTAACACTGTAAAGTATATTAGTAGAGCGGGAAAGAAAGATAAATCAAAAGAAATTGAGGATCTTAAGAAAGCTTTGTGGTATCTTCAACATCATATTAATCAACTGGAAACTAAATGAATAAAGTTTATTTAATCGACATCGATGGAACAATATGTGAGGACATCAGAAATGAAGATTCACATTTATTCCCATTCGCTTTACACTTTGAAGAAAGTAGAATACTCCTTAATAAGTGGTATGATGAAGGAAATATTATAACTTTTTTCACTGCAAGAGAAAGTAAAGATAGACATGTTACCGAAGATTGGTTAAGATTGAAAGGATTTAAATTCCATGGATTGATTATGGATAAACCCAGATGTAAGGATGGGCAAATCTACCACTGGATTGATAATAGGCCTGTAAGAGCAACAACTTACAAAGGGAAATGGAGTGAATTAAAAGAAGTATTTACAAAAATAGAAGATTTTGAATAGACATGGAACTAGTTACAACATACATTTGTAAAACATCAGACAATGGTGTCCACGATAATATATTCGGTGGAACAATATTGGGATTAATAGATCAAAGTGCAGGAGCGTATGCTGCCCAAATATGTGATACACCAAGAATGGTAACAATCAAAATTGATGAGTTACTTTTTAAAAATCCTGTTAAGGTTGGAAACATTATCAAGTTCTACGCAACAGTAAAGGACTTTGGAAATACTTCAATCACGCTCTACATGGAAGTTAGAAAACATAATGTTTATACTGGTGTCCAAGAGGTTGTTGTATCAACAAATATTAAGTTTGTAAGGATAGACGAAGAAGGAAGTGCTATACCAATCTCTGAAAGGGTTAAACTTAGGTATTATGATAGAATGGAAAAATACGGTAAAGGTTTATTAAACCCTGGTGAAAAATAATAAAAACTAATAATGGAAAATAAGATAGAAAATTTTGTAAATAAAATCATCAATGGTGATTGTGTTAAAGTGATGGGTGAAATGCCTGAGAAAAGTATTGATCAGGTTATCACATCACCCCCATATAATTGTAACATCTCTTACGATACATACAATGATGGAATAACTATGGAACAATATTGGGAATGGACTGAGAAATGGTTAACAGAAGTCTTCAGAGTCCTCAAAGATGATGGTAGGATTGCTATCAACATTCCTTATGAAATCAATACACAAGAAAGAGGTGGTAGAGTTTTTATGGTTGGGGAATTTTGGATGTTAATGAAAAAAGTCGGGTTCAATTTTTTTGGTGTTGTAGATTTGGATGAACAATCCCCACATAGAAGTAAAACTACTGCTTGGGGTTCTTGGATGAGCGGATCAAGTCCGTATATTTATAACCCAAAAGAATGTGTTATATTGGCGTATAAGAAGTTTCATAAAAAACAAACCAAAGGACAATCACAATGGACAGGAACACCAGTTGTTCAAGAAGATGGTAAAACCAAGATGACATATCTTGATGAAGACAAGAAAGAGTTTATGGAGTTGGTTTATGGACAATGGAGTTATTTTGCCGACACCAAGACACTAACAAAGGCAACTTTCTCCATGGACATCCCTACCAAAGCAATAAAGATTCTTACTTATAAAAATGATATTGTTTTAGATCCTTTCTGTGGTAGTGCTACAACAATGGTTGCTGCTGAAATATTGGATAGAAGATGGATTGGAATTGAATTGAGTCCAAATTACACAAAGATTGGAACTGAAAGAGTCCAAGCGTTTGTTGATAATAAGAAACAAATGAAAATAGAATTTGAAGAAGGGGCTAAATAAGCTCCTTTTTTTGTTTGTGATTATATTTATTAATAAAAAAATAAATGAATACAATTAAAACCAAAATGGTCCTGATTGAAAGTGGAATAAGAGATATTAATTCTCTTGCAAATCGCTACAAAAAAGCGAAGGTCTACTTTCATCAGGACCTTTGACTTGACGGTGTAACGTCCGCTTTAGGAATGAAAAAATACTTGGAGAACAACGGTATCAAAGTTGTTGATGCTGAAATTATCCAATACGGTGGTGATGAATGGGCGATTAAAAAACCCGACGCTAGTGGTGATGTTATGCCAGTATTGGTTGACTTTGCTCATGGTAAACCAATGTTTGTTATTCATACTGATCACCACGATACTCAATCTGGTGTTGAGAAAGATACATCAACAAGTTTCAAGTCAGCAAGATCAAACGTGGAAACTATATCAGGTGTTTTATCACCAAGAGATTTGTTCCCACAAGCCGATATAAAATTAATTTCAACAGTTGATTCCGCTAACTTCAGAGCCATGGGAATTACTATGGATGATGTAATCAATTATATGTTCAAATTGGACAAAGGACAACCTGTTGAAAGAAATAAGATGATGATGGGTTTGGTTACCAATAAATTATTATTGGCGTTTAAAAACAAACCTGGGTTCTTAGACAGATTGGTAATGGAATGTGAACCATCATTGATTAGTATCTTTAATAAGATTAGAGAGATAATGAAACAAGAAGGTTGGGTAGGTGTTGAAGAATTACAACAGAATAGAGGAAACTATCTGCAACAGATGGCGACATACAAAAAACAAAAGTTTGAGGATGGAATCATTATTAAGGATGGTGGTGGAAGTATGATAAAGCCAGGTTCTTATGATAGATATGCTAGTTTCTACACTTATCCTGATGCTGATTTTCAAGTAATTACATGGGGTTCTGTTGGATTATTACAAGTGTCTTGCAATCCGTTCAAAGAACAAAGAGGATTGAAGGGTATTGACTTAGGTGAAATAAATAGAGGTATTATTGAAAACCACAAAAGTGAATTAAGTGAGATTAAGATAACTGCCGCTAGACTCAAGAAAGTTGCTGAAAATAGTAAAAGATTTGTTCCTGGTGAAAGTGTTGGATTTACATCGAAAGATTTAGTTTCCTTTTATGGTGATACCCTCGAAGGGTATAATGAAATACCAAGAAAATTCGAAAACTTTTTATCTAAAAAATATCCAGATTATGAAAAAGGTTTACAAGAATGGCAAAAGATTGTTAGTAAAACAATGTCAAAACCTTTTGTTGAATTAAGTGAGTTTGAATTATCTGTTTTGGATTCCATATATACTACAGCATATGATGTTATCAAAAACAATAGTGGAGGACACAAATGTATTACAAATTTCCAAGCATCAGCCTTAGGTGGTGGATTCGGACCTTACAAAACAACAGAATTTATTGGAATGATTAAAGATGAATTTGTTGAAATATTGAGAGGTAGAATACGAGCAGAAAAGGGTGATAATGTTAATGAAAACTACTTCAGAAGAATAATAAATAAAGTTTTAAAAGGTTAAGATTAAAGGGGGAATGTAACAACATCCCCTTTTTTTATTCCCATATTTTTACAAGTCCCACCTTTTACTTCCAAGATATAACCACCTTCACCACAATAGTTTTTGCAAGGTTCATCTTCACAAGGGGGACAATTATGATGAATTTTTGTTATCTTATCACCGTCAATGAATATCATATCCAAGGGTATAATACAATTTTTCATCCAAAAACAATGTTCTTGGTTTTTCATAACAAATAACATTCCGTTGAATGTTTTATCAAAGGTTTTGTTCATCATCCCTTCCTGAGTTTCTTTTGGGGATGTTTGAACTTTTACCTTGAAATTGTTTCCGTTTATACTTAACTTCATACTTATAAATATAATAATAATTCATTATGGGAAATTGTGCTGGTATATTATTAAAATATAAGAATCAATGTTTATTGTGTAAACGTAGTCAGAAGGGAAGCTTACCTGGTATATGGTCAGTTCCTGGGGGACATTTGGAAAAGGGTGAAAAGATTGAAGATGGGGCTATAAGGGAATTTAGGGAAGAGACTGGACTTCAGATTATTGATAACTTGGATTATGTTGCAACATTGAATGGTGGATCAAGAATGAAGTTCTATTTGTTTATGTATGATATTCCAAGAAAGATTGATATTGATTTGGATAGTGCTAGAGATGGGTATGAACACGATGAGTGCAAATGGTTTAATAAAAAAAATTTACCAGAAAAGGTGGAAAAACAACTTTTTTTTATTATAAATAAGATTTTTTGAAAATATTGATATATTTATATTTCACAACCCAACTCCCTTTCTTTATGTTGGTCAATATATATTAAAAACCTCAATAAATGTAGAAATTTATTGGGGTTTTTTGTTTTATTGAAACTTATTTCCTACCTTTGTAAAAATTAAATCATTTTAAAATAAAAACTTTATGAATTATAGAATTATTATTGAAACAGAAGCAAGTGGTAAAAAATGGTATTACGTTCAAAGACGTTACTTGCTTTATTTTTGGCGTTACTTGCGTGAAGTAAGAGATATATCTATGTATGCTTATAAAATTGGTTGGCACTCTTTAGAAGAAGCAGAAGCACATATTCAGTCAGATGTAAACGCAAGATACGCAAATGACCAAAAGAAAATTGTCAAACGTGAATATATTATCAGGTAGTGTCTTCACCTATTAAAAATTATTATGAAAATAGACGAACACAAACTTTGGAACACGATGAATAACTTAAATTTCATCAAAGAATATTTGAAAGAGAATTTGATTGAAGAGTTACCAAATTCTTTTTGGGAAATATTAGATGAATCTATAACAGATGTTGAAGAGGTAGTTAAAACAGAATCAAATTCATAATTTTTGATTTATTACTTTTAACACAAATTTTTGCGAAATTTTCAGAACAAAACTTATAAAATATGGAAATTAAATTAGTGAAAAGACCATTACAAGACGAACATACAAAACCAAAGGAAACACAATATCCTAATGAAAAATGGTGTGTCAGAACTTCAATGTATAGAGAAGGGGATGGTGGTATGAATTTATGGTTTAAAGAAATTGAAAATGTTAATCCTGATGTGATTTATCTATATGAAATAAAATCTTGGAAAGATAAAATAGTGAACGGATTGAATAAAGATGATTGGTTTGAAGATATAGTATATAGTGTGAGATATGATTTTAAAATTTTTTGAAACAAAATTCTTTTAAAAAAATAAAATTATGAAAACAAAATTGACAGCAAGTGATTTTTTAAGTGAAATCAGACAGTATTTAGATGCTAAGTATGGTGAAAACTACATATTTTCTCCAACAATGATTGACCCAACCACATTAGGGGTTCAAATGGCGATTATGGAGAACACAAATCATGGTGTTGAACGTAAGTTTGATTTAGTTATAAAGGACATAGTTGAACAAAAATAAAATTATGGAAAAGAATATTGGTGATTTAGTGTGGCTTGATGGATACACAAGTCTTGCACAACAAAACTCACAAGAGTTTGAAATTAAACAGAAAGAATATAGATTTGATGAAATTTCTGGTGAGAAGTTTCCAATCTATTTTGTGAATGATAGATGGTTTGATGGAAGAGATGGTGGTGGGTACAACGATGAAAAATGTATGTACTACATAGAACTCACCTAATTTAATAATTCAAAACAAAAATAATAAATTATGAAAAGTGAATTAACAAAAATAGAACAAACATTACTTGATAAAATTGAGCAAGGTGGCATTGAAATGATAAAAAAATTCAATTTGGTATGGTGTTATTTAGATGGAAAAAGAAATGGTTGTAAGACTTTTGATGAGAGAATAGAACAAATATCAAAACAAAAATATGAATATGAATTTACCAAATAAAATTAAATTAAATGCTTACGGAGAAACAATAGGGTTTTCTTTGACCAACAAACGAGAAATAAAATACCAACCAAAAAATGGTTCACTTATTGAAGATTTGGATGAAAATTGGTTAATGATTGAAAAACTTAAAGATAATGAGGTATTTTATCAATCTGAATGGGGTTGGGGTGTTATTGTTGATGTTGATAAAATGGAAACTGTTTCATATGATGGAACTGAATGGGGTGGTCAAAAAATAATAAACTCATAAAATAAATAATTATGAAAGCACAAGAAGCAGAAAACTGGACATATCTCCACGCCAAAATGAGAGATGAAGGATTCCACTATTGTTTCAAAGAATATTCAAGTTTTGAAGAAATAGAGGATGAACAATTCCACCAATTAAGAAAAAAATATTTGGAAAAAGTATGTAAATGACAAATTCTATGAAGCCAATTGGGAAGTTGAATATGACGAAGATGAGGAGGAAGACTATGATAGATAAAATCTTGGAATGGTTTCCTGAAGATGAAATTCTGAAGGCTGACGGATTTGATGAAGCGATTATTGGAATCGATGAACACTCAATGAGATTGATTTATTCAATATCAAAGTGTATCGAAATCCTTTGTAGGGATATGTCAGAAGAAGACGCAATTGAATATTTTGAATTCAACGTAAACTGTGCATACGTTGGAGAAAAAACTCCTATATGGTGTAGGGATGATCTTTAATACGATGAATAATATAAACATAGAAAATAAGAAAGTTAGATTTGAATATACAATCTTGGATACATACCAAGCAGGTATTGTATTAACTGGAACAGAAGTTAAGGCAATACGTAATGGTAAAATCAACATGACGGACACCTATTGTTATTTCAAAGGTAGTGAACTTTATGTTAAAAATATTTCAATATCTTTATCAGACGGAGAACCCAAAAGAGAAAGAAAACTTTTGTTGAAAAAAAATGAGTTAAAAAAACTAAAGAATTCTTTGATAAATGGATTAACAATTGTACCTTTGAGACTGTACAGTAGTGAAAGAGGTTTAATCAAAGTTGATATTGTTTTAGCAAAAGGAAAAAAGAACCACGATAAAAGGGAATCTATAAAGGAGAAAGATATTCAAAGAGACATTCAAAAAAACATCTAATGGAAAAGAAAGTATTCAACAAGACAACATTCACTCAGAAAGTAGAGACGGGTTTTAGACCAACTATATCTTGGAATTGTAGAAAGAATGGTTTTTACATCAGCATTGAAAGACATAGTTTAAGTTGGTATATCTTGGCAACAAGAAAGAAAGATAATGCAACTTGGAACTCTTTGTGGACTGACACACGTTGGAATACTTTGGAAGAAGCAATGGAATTCGCATCCAACTTCAATGAAAAGAATATATCAAACATTAATTACTAATCCATAATCAAATTAACATTTATGAAAAAGACAAATTCAATAGAAACCTTAAATGTGATTCACGAAACAAAAACTATTGGTAGTAATACAAGAAGCACAAGAATATTTGAATTTAATTCAAAAAAGTTTAAATTAGTTTACCATTTAGAACATGGGAGGGAAGGTGCTGATTTGTATATTATGAATAGTGATGGGGAGTTCAAATTTGTAATGGATAAATATGATTTCGGGCATGAATTTGTTTCTTATGTATCAAACACAATTGATAAAGAGAAAAATATAAATAATTTGATTAAATTGGTTGATTCGGTTGTTGCTAAAATATGGTAATATCTTTTGAACTTTTATCAGTTATTTTTGGTTATTAAATTATTGACACTAAAATCCAAACAAATGAACACAACATCTTATAACATCAAAATTGTTAACGAAAAATTCGGAACAATCCTTAATGAGAACTTCATCAATGATGTTCAGTTCAAACTATTTCTCAAGATGATTCACGGATCATTGGAACTTAAAAATTCCTTAACATTCTTCAATGGAGTTGACTTTTTGATTCATATTCCCTATGATAAGTTGGTAGATTCAATAATTACAACTGGTGTGAATACTTATGATATAACAGAGATTGTCAAATCAAAGATTGAAACTCTGATTACAAAATAAACTTTTAAAATACGTGAATATGAGATTGTTTTTATTTGGTGTGTTTGTGGTACTTATGGCATCTTGCTGTCCAGCAAAGAAGAGTTGTTGTAAGAAAGCTGAAAAAACCTGTCACAAGGTAGAAAAAGATAGTTCTTGCCACAAGTAGTTTCCTTGTTCACAAACAAGGTGGTGGAGTCCGATTCATTCGGTCCTAATAAAAGGGAGACAGATATTGTCTCCTTTTTTTATGTTATATATATATTTATAAATAAAAAATTATGAAAACAGATTTAACACAAAGATTTATTCAGGAAATTAAAAAAGAATCAATAACACCAAAAATAATACAAGAACAAAAAACATCTGACAGTGG